CTTGTGGCTCTGATTTTCGGTGTTCTGTCCGCGATTCTATGATAACAGGTTTTATATAGATTCCTTACCTCCTCTCTGTAGGAGATAACAATATTATACACGAAAAGAGATGTAACAAATGAACATTCAAAAAGTAATGAAATTAATATTGAAAAAAATTCATGAGATGAGGGAGATTTTAAAAAAGTTCAACAAAAATATCAGACACAAAGATCTAATTGTCATCAAAGTGAAAGATGAAAACAGCGTTCCATTAGTCATTTATAAAGGTGGAGAGCTGAAGAGCAAACGAGTAGTTAAATTTTTATGGGTAACTAGAAACGGAAATTACGAAGGTGGTTACGACATAAACATAGAGCATTATGCAAAGAGTGAAAAAGGCAGACCCGGTAGATATGAAAAATCAGGATTTAGAAGTTTGTTTTTTAAGGAGGATTCACAGTGAACAAATTGTGTAAAACAACCCTCCTCATCACAATGGCAGTTGTGACGTGGAAGGTTTGGAAGATTGAGAAGCACACTAGAAAACCTGTGATTAGTAGCAGGGCGTTGAGTGACTATCTAAACAACAAATCTTTAACCATACCGAAAGATGCTGAAAATTCTACTGAATCTGCTCGTCGCCTTTTGAAGTTCGCCGAACAAACTATTAGCAAATAACAACATTATACACGAAAGGAAAGATAGAAATGCCAAAAATCATAGTACCACCAACACCAGAAAACACATATAGAGGCGAAGAAAAATTTGTGAAAAAGTTATACGCAACACCTACACAAATCCATCAATTGTTTGGAGTATGTAGAAGTACAGTATACAACTGGTTGAAATATTACCGCAAAGATAATTTAGGTGTAGAAAATTTATACATTGATTATTCACCAACAGGCACTCTGATTAATATTTCTAAATTGGAAGAGTATTTGATCAGAAAGCATAAAAAATGGTATTAGGAGGATATGAAATGAGCAACATTTATAAAAGCTACTTATTAGCAGTATTGTGCTTCACAGTCTTAGCGATTGTACTCATGCCGTTTCTATACTTCACTACAGCATGGTCAATTTCGGGATTCGCAAGTATCGCAACATTCATATTCTATAAGGAATACTTTTATGGGGTGGATGATTAAATGACTTGGTTTGAAGAATACGTTAAACCTAGTGTGGAATGGGAAAGAAAGGCAGAACAAGCTGTTTTAAGTGATGATGAAGTTAAAACGATCACTGAATATAGAAAGAAGTACAACAACCCGCATATTTACATGTCGGCTCAGAACAGAAATTATCTTGTTGAATATTTAGATAGACATACTGGAGACATAGTATTACACAATTTAAAACTTAAGAAATCATCCAGAAGAAGAGTGCATCAATATTTAATGGTCGGCCAAATAGTAGTGCCGGGCGAACCAAAAGGCACAATTTATGAAGCATCTCTGATAATAAGATAAAAAAACTGCTACTTGCGCCAACAAGTAACAGAGACAAACGATTAGCAAAATTAATTCACGTTCAATATAAAACGAAAAACGGAGGAAGTCAAGATGTATTACGAAATAGGCGATGTATGTCAGAAGGTAATTAATGTAGACGGATTTGATTTTAAATTAGCAGTTAAGAAGAAGGACCACAGCATTCTGGTGAATATCTTAGATTTAGAAGATAAGTTTATCGACGGTATAAATATAACAGATGAGAATGATCTATACACAGCATTAGACATATTAAATCAATCTATTTATGAATGGATTGAAGAGAACACAGACGAAAGAGACAGGCTAATTAACTTAGTCATGAAATGGTAGGAGGTCGCTATGAAGCAGACTGTAACTTACATCATCCGTCATAGGGATATGCCAATTTATATAACTAACAAACCAACTGATAATAATTCAGATGTTAGTTACTCCACAAATAGAAATAGAGCTAGGGAGTTTAACGGTATGGAAGAAGCGAGTATCAATATGGATTATCACAAAGCAATCAAGAAAACAGTGACAGAAACTATTGAGTACGAGGAGGTAGAACATGACTGAACAAACTAATCAAGATGTCGATATTTTAACGCAACTAGGTGTAAAAGACATCAGCAAACAAAATGCAAACAAGTTTTATAAATTTGCGATATACGGCAAGTTCGGTACTGGTAAAACTACGTTTTTAACAAAAGATAACAATGCCTTAGTACTAGATATAAATGAGGACGGAACAACGGTAACAGAAGATGGGGCAGTTGTGCAGATTAAGAATTATAAGCATTTTAGTGCAGTGATTAAAATGCTGCCTAAAATTATTGAACAACTAAGAGAAAACGGAAAACAAATTGATGTTGTAGTGATTGAAACAATCCAAAAGTTACGTGATATCACTATGGACGACATCATGGACGGTAAATCAAAGAAACCGACATTTAATGATTGGGGCGAGTGTGCTACACGCATTGTAAGTATTTATCGTTATATTTCTAAATTACAAGAACATTATCAATTTCATCTTGCTATAAGCGGACACGAGGGCATTAACAAAGACAAAGATGATGAGGGAAGTACTATCAATCCAACAATCACGATAGAGGCACAAGACCAAATAAAAAAAGCAGTCATCAGTCAATCTGACGTGTTAGCAAGAATGACAATAGAAGAACATGAGCAAGACGGCGAAAAAACTTATCAATATGTACTTAACGCTGAACCATCAAATTTATTCGAGACAAAGATAAGACACTCAAGCAACATCAAAATTAACAACAAACGTTTCATTAATCCAAGTATTAACGATGTTGTACAAGCAATTAGAAATGGTAATTAAAAATTAATTAAAAGGACGGTATAAAAATTATGAAAATCACTGGTAGAACACAATACATTCAAGAAACTAATCAAGAGGCATTCATGAAAGGTGGGGACTTTTTAGGAGCTGGAGAATTTACAGTAAAAGTTGCAAATGTCGAGTTTAACGACAGAGAAAACAGATACTTCACGATTGTTTTTGAAAACAACGAAGGTAAACAATACAAACACAACCAATTCGTCCCACCATTCCAACAAGATTATCAAGAAAAACAATATATCGAGTTACTTAGTAGATTAGGGATTAAATTGAACTTACCAGATTTAACTTTTGACACAGATCAATTAATTAACAAAATCGGAACTATTGTACTTAAAAATAAATTTAACGAGGAACAAGGCAAGTATTTTGTAAGACTCTCATATGTAAAAGTTTGGAATAAAGACGATGAAGTAGTTAATAAACCAGAACCTAAAACTGATGAGATGAAACAAAAAGAACAGCAAGCAAATGGGAAACAGACGCCAATGAGTCAACAATCAAACCCATTCGCTAATGCTAATGGTCCAATAGAAATCAATGATGATGATTTACCGTTCTAGGACGTGGTTTAAATGCAATACATTACAAGATACCAGAAAGACAATGACGGTACTTATTCCGTCGTTGCTACTGGTGTTGAACTTGAACAAAGTCACATTGACTTACTAGAAAACGGATATCCACTAAAAGCAGAAGTAGAGGTTCCGGACAATAAAAAACTATCTATAGAACAACGCAAAAAAATATTCGCAATGTGTAGAGATATAGAACTTCACTGGGGAGAACCGGTGGAATCAATTAGAAAATTATTACAAACAGAATTGGAAATTATGAAAGGTTATGAAGAAATCAGTCTGCGCGACTGTTCTATGAAAGTTGCAAGGGAGTTAATAGAACTGATTATAGCGTTTATGTTTCATCATCAAATACCTATGAGCATAGAAACAAGCAAGTTGTTAAGTGAAGATAAAGCACTATTGTATTGGGCTACAATCAACCGCAACTGTGTAATTTGTGGAAAGCCTCACGCAGACCTAGCACATTATGAAGCAGTCGGCAGAGGAATGAACAGAAACAAAATGAATCACTACAACAAACATGTATTAGCGTTATGTCGCGAACATCATAACCAGCAACATCAGATGGGTGTTAAGTCATTTGATGATAAATATCACTTGCATGACTCGTGGATAAAAGTTGATGAGAGGCTCAATAAAATGTTGAAAGGAGAAGACAATGGGAGAAGTATCGTGGATAAAACTTAAAGTTGGCATGTTTGATGACAGCAAAATCAAATATATCGAAGCCTTACCCGAAAGAGATACGATCATAACTATTTGGGTTAAGTTGCTAACTTTATCAGGAAAGTACAACGAACAAGGTTATATTATGTTATCCGAAAACTTGCCTTATAACGAAGAAATGTTAGCAAATGAGTTTAGTCGACCTATCAACTCAATAAGGTTAGCAATACAAACTTTTGAGACATTGGGCATGATTGAAAAAGTTAATGGTGTCATAAAAGTGACAAATTGGGAAAAGCACCAAAATATTGAAGGACTCGAGAAAATCAGAGAGCAGAACAGGTTGAGGAAACAAAAACAACGAGAAAACAACAGAAAATTGCTAAATGGTCACGTGACGTCACGTGACAGTCACGCAACAGAAGAAGATAAAGAATTAGATAAAGAATTAGAAAGAGATAAAGAAAAAGATATAGATAAGAACTTAAGTGCAAATAATAGCGCAACTGACGTTACGCATGAGCAATTTGAGGAATGGTGGAAACTTTACAACAAGAAAAAAGATAAGAAGATGTCTTTCACTAAATTCAAATCATGCATAAAGAAACATACTTTTGAGCAAATCATGCAAGGTACTCGAGAGTATTTAAAAACTATTACAGACAAACAATATCAAAAGTACCCTAAAACGTTCTTAACTAACGAAAGCTATATGAATGATTATAGCGAAGAGATTAAAGAAACTGGCATAGATCAATTGGAACGTATGAAGTACGACGAAAGTTATTGGGATTAGGAGGACGTTATGAAACCGTTATTCAACGAAAAAATAAACGAGAGTTTAAAAAAATATCAACCAATCGAAGTAATACTAAGACAGAATTGTGATAAATGTGGGCATCAATATGACTTATATAAGTTTGAAAATGGATATGAATACAAAGATGGTTGCGAATGTGAAATTCAAAGATTGGCTTATGAAGAATACAAAAGGAATAAACAAAAGAAACTTGATTATATTTTTAATCAATCAAATGTTAATCCGGCTTTAAGAAATGCAACAGTAAACAACTATAAACCACAAAATGAAAAACAAGTACACGCTAAACAATCAGCAATAGAGTATGTACAGGGTTTCTCTACAAAAGAACCAAAATCATTAATATTTCAAGGTTCATATGGAACTGGTAAAAGCCACCTAGCATACGCTATCGCAAAAGCAGTTAAAGCTAAAGGGCATACAGTTGCTTTTATGCATATACCAATGTTGATGGATCGTATCAAAGCGACATACAACAAAAATGCAGTAGAGACTACAGACGAACTAGTCAAATTACTTAGTGAGATTGATTTACTTGTACTAGATGATATGGGTGTAGAAAACACAGAACACACTATAAATAAACTTTTCAGCATTGTTGATAACAGAGTAGGTAAAAACAACATCTTTACAACTAACTTTAGTGATAAAGAACTAAATCAAAATATGAACTGGCAACGTATAAATTCGAGAATGAAAAAAAGAGCAAGAAAAGTAAGAGTAATCGGAGACGATTTCAGGGAGCGAGATGCGTGGTAATCACAAAACAAAATATAAAAGAAATATTACATTGTAGAGATGTATATGCTCAAAAGATGATTGATTTTGCAAACGGAGACCAAGAGAAACTTAAAAAACTTATTGATGATAAGTTGAAAGAAAAAGAAGAAAGACCCGCAATCGTCGAATATTAAGGAGTGTTAAAAATGCCGAAAGAAAAATATTACTTATACCGAGAAGATGGCACGGAAGATATCAAAGTCATCAAGTATAAAGACAACGTAAATGAAGTTTATTCGCTCACAGGAGCCCATTTCAGCGACGAAAAGAAAATTATGACTGATAGTGACCTAAAACGATTTAAAGGCGCTCACGGGCTTCTATATGAGCAAGAATTAGGTTTACAAGCAACGATATTTGATATTTAGAGGTGGCACATGGAAGTACATTACAGTAGTAAAACAAACGAGTGGACAACACCACAACATTTATTTGATGACCTAAACGAAGAATTCAGTTTTACATTAGATCCTTGTTCAACAGACGAGAACGCCAAATGCCGGAAGTATTATACAGTAAAAGATAATGGGTTAATTCAAGACTGGTCTGAGGACATTGTTTTTATGAACCCGCCATACGGTCGAAGTATTAAGCGTTGGGTCAAGAAGGCTTATGAAGAAAGTTTGAAAGGCGCAACGGTAGTTTGTTTAATACCCGCAAGAACAGACACGACATATTGGCATGATTACATTTTTAATAAGGCTGATGATATAAGATTCCTACGCGGTCGTCTGAAGTTTGGAGATAGTAAAAACAGCGCTCCTTTTCCTAGCGCAATTATCGTTTATAGAGGTGCACAATGAGTAAATACAACGCTAAGAAAGTTGAGTACAAAGGAATTGTATTTGATAGCAAAGTTGAGTGTGAATATTACCAATATTTAGAAAGTAATATGAATGGCGCTAACTATGATCGTATCGAACTACAACCGAAATTTGAATTACAACCTAAATTCGGGAAACAAAGACCGATTACGTATATAGCCGATTTCTCTTTGTGGAAGGAAGGGAAACTGGTTGAAGTTGTAGACGTTAAAGGTAAGGCGACCGAAGTTGCCAACATCAAAGCGAAGATATTCAGATATCAGTATAGAGATGTGAATTTAACGTGGATATGTAAAGCGCCTAAATACACAGGTCAAGAATGGATGGTATATGAGGATTTAGTGAAAGTCAGACGTAAAAGAAAAAGAGAAATGAAGTGATTTAATGCAACAACAACAAGCATATATAAATGCAACGATTGATATAAGGATACTTACAGAAGTTGAATATCAGCGTTTCGATGATGTCGATGATGAAAAAGATATGCTAGCAGAGCGTTTAGATAAAAATCCAGATGAGTTATTGAAGTATGACGACATAAAAATAAGACATGCATATATAGAGGTGGAATAAATGAAGTTGAACGAAGTATTCGCAACTAATTTAAGGGTAATCATGGCTAGAGATAACGTAAGTGTCCAAGATTTGCACAATGAAACTGGCGTATCAAGATCAACTATTAGTGGATATAAAAACGGAAAAGCTGAGATGGTTAACTTAAATGTATTAGATAAATTGGCAGATGCTCTAGGTGTTAATGTAAGTGAACTATTTACTAGAAATCACAACACGCACAAATTAGAGGATTGGATTAAAAAAGTAAATGTATAGAGGTGGAATAAATGAGTATCGTAAAGATTAACGGTAAACCATATAAATTTACCGAACATGAAAATGAATTGATAAAAAAGAACGGTTTAACTCCAGGAATGGTTGCAAAAAGAGTACGAGGTGGCTGGGCGTTGTTAGAAGCCTTACATGCACCTTATGGTATGCGCTTAGCTGAATATAAAGAAATTGTGTTATCCAAAATCATGGAGCGAGAGGCTAGAGAACGTGAAATAGCTAGACAACGACGTAAAGAGGCTGAATTACGTAAGAAGAAGCCACATTTGTTTAATGTACCTCAGAAACATTCACGTGATCCGTACTGGTTTGATAATACTTATAACCAAATGTTTAAGAAATGGCAGGAAGCATAAATGCCTAAAACCGATAGCGCATGTAAAGAATACTTAAACCAATTTTTCGGATCTAAGAGATATCTGTATCAGGATAACGAACGAGTGGCACATATCCATGTAGTGAACGGCACTTATTACTTTCATGGGCATATCGTGCCAGGTTGGCAAGGCGTGAAAAAGACATTTGATACAGCGGAAGAGCTTGAAACATATATAAAGCAACATGGTTTGGAATACGAGGAACAGAAGCAACTAACTTTATTTTAGAGGAGATATAAACAATAAAATTTTATGGAGGAAGACACTAATGAATAACCGCGAACAAATTGAACAATCAGTGATCAGTGCTAGTGCGTATAACGGCAATGACACAGAGGGATTGCTAAAAGAGATTGAGGACGTGTATAAGAAAGCGCAAGCGTTTGATGAAATACTTGAG